ACCATGTTGCCGGGCAACGAGGGAGACCGTCATCCCCGGTTCAAAGCTCTGCTGAACAATTGCGATCTTTTCCTGTGTGGTACGCCGTCTGCGTTTCTCCGGCCCTAAGACATCAATCATCTGTTCTCCAATGACTAGTCTAAAAACTAGTATTAAGACTATCACTTATTTAAGTGATATTGGTTGTCTGGAGATTCAGGGGGCCAGTCTAAAGAGATTATCCTGGCTCACCTTGAGCGTTAGTTTTATCCAGGCAGAGGCTGATGCGCAATTAAACATTGAGCGGCCATGCTGGTCGCTCAATGTTTAGAGGTTTATGAGTGATTTTTATTTGATGCTTTGTATTCTAAAACCTTCTTATTGGCGTAAAAGAATTTTGTATATGACAGGAATATAACCAGACCTGAAGTGAAATAGACGAGGGATAGTATTAATAATGCTTTTTTGTGACTGTTATTATCTTTAATCTCCTGGCTTAACCATTCGGAGTCCTCCTCGTTTAGCTGTAAGAGCTTATTGCAGGCGATCTCAGGAAGTGTGTCTTTTATAAATACGTTTTGCAGTCTCTTGCAATCGGCAAGGCTATAAGTTTTATTAAATTCAACTGCTTTATTTTTGAAGGATAAAAGAACTTTGTCACTATAAACATAGTACATCATGTTTTTATATGGTATGCCTATGGCATCCCTTACTATAACGGATTGTACGTTGTGTATGTAACATGCGAGGAGAATGTAAAAAATACTGGCCAGAATTACAATTATTGTTTTAATTATGTGTGGTGGTTTTGTTATGTCACCCCAGATGCGAGTAAGAAAAAAATACGATGTTTTTAGTTTTCCATCAATCAGTCCCTGCTGTATCATTCTCACATTTTCAATGCCTGATACATTGATTCCGTTAATTATTTTAAATAGTTGAATGTCGCGCCACTCGCGGTCAAGTCTTTTTAATTTTTTGTCTGAATATCCAAAATTGAAATAATGTGCAATAAGCCTCATAAGGTTACTTTTACCAAAGCTAAAAAATGCTAATACTGCAAAGCTACAAAGGAAAAAAACGATTAGCCCCCACACATTAGTCACATTATAGCTGACCATTACGCTCTCCTTGAATGTTGTCTGGTAGTTCTACAAATGAATCCAGATAGCATAACTTTTATATATTGTGCAATCTCACATGCATGAACACTCTCGCAAATATTCAGGAACTCGCGCGTGCACTGCGCAACATGATCCGCACCGGTATTATCGTCGAAACCGACCTTAACGCCGGTCGCTGCCGTGTGCAGACCGGCGGCATGTGCACCGACTGGCTTCAGTGGCTGACCCATCGCGCCGGACGTTCGCGCACATGGTGGGCACCTTCCGTGGGGGAACAGGTGCTGATTCTGGCCGTGGGCGGTGAACTCGACACGGCGTTCGTTCTGCCGGGGATTTATTCCGGCGATAACCCCGCGCCGTCTGCGTCGGCGGATGCCCTGCATATCCGTTTCCCTGACGGGGCGGTGATTGAGTATGAACCTGAAACCAGTGCGCTCACGGTAAGCGGAGTTAAAACGGCCAGCGTGATGGCTTCTGATTCTGTTACTGCCACGGTGCCGGTGGTTATGGTGAAAGCATCAACCCGCATCACCCTGGACACACCGGAAGTGGTCTGCACCAACAAACTGACTACCGGCACGCTGGAAGTGCAGAAGGGCGGGACGATGCGCGGCAACATTGAACACACCGGCGGTGAACTCTCATCAAACGGTAAGGTACTGCATACCCATAAACACCCCGGCGACAGCGGCGGCACAACCGGGAGTCCTTTATGACAGCGCGTTATCTCGGAATGAATCGCAGTGATGGCCTGACTGTCACTGACCTTGAGCATATCAGCCAGAGTATCGGCGATATCCTGCGCACACCGGTCGGCTCACGGGTGATGCGTCGTGATTACGGCTCGTTGCTGGCATCAATGATTGACCAGCCGCAGACCCCGGCGCTTGAGTTGCAGATTAAGGTCGCCTGTTACATGGCGGTGCTGAAATGGGAACCCCGCGTCACCCTGTCATCCGTCACCACTGAGCGCAGTTTTGACGGGCGAATGACGGTCACGTTAACCGGCCAGCACAACGACACCGGCCAGCCACTTTCATTAACCATCCCTGTGAGTTGAAACCATGCCGATTATCGACCTGAACCAGCTACCCGCACCGGATGTGGTCGAGGAGCTGGACTTTGAAAGCATTCTCGCTGAACGCAAGGCGACACTGATTTCCCTTTACCCGGAAGATCAGCAGGAGGCGGTCGCCCGTACCCTGACACTGGAATCTGAGCCTCTCGTCAAACTGCTGGAAGAAAATGCTTATCGTGAGCTTATCTGGCGTCAGCGTGTGAATGAGGCCGCACGGGCGGTGATGCTGGCCTGTGCCGCCGGTAATGACCTTGATGTGATTGGTGCCAATTACAACACCACGCGCCTGACTATCACCCCGGCAGATGATTCGACCATTCCGCCGACACCGGCAGTGATGGAATCTGACACCGATTATCGGCTGCGTATTCAGCAGGCGTTTGAAGGTTTAAGCGTCGCCGGGTCGGTGGGTGCCTATCAGTATCATGGCCGCAGTGCCGACGGGCGTGTCGCGGATATCTCTGTCACCAGTCCGTCTCCGGCCTGCGTCACTATCTCTGTGCTGTCACGTGAAAATAACGGCGTCGCATCCGAAGACCTGCTGGCTGTGGTGCGTAACGCCCTTAATGGCGAGGACGTCAGGCCGGTGGCCGACCGCGTGACCGTGCAGTCTGCCGCCATCGTTGAATACCAGATAAACGCCACGCTTTACCTTTACCCTGGTCCCGAAAGCGAACCCATCCGCGCTGCCGCTGTGAAAAAGCTGGAAGCGTATATCACGGCACAGCACAGGCTGGGGCGCGACATCCGTCTGTCTGCCATTTATGCCGCTTTGCATGTGGAAGGTGTGCAGCGTGTCGAACTGGCTGCACCACTGGCCGACATCGTGCTCAACAGTACGCAGGCGTCTTTCTGTACCGAATACCGCGTCGTGACCGGAGGCTCGGATGAGTGATTCGCGACTGCTGCCGACCGGCTCATCACCGCTTGAGGTCGCCGCCGCAAAAGCCTGTGCGGAAATTGAAAAAACGCCGGTCAGTATTCGTGAGCTGTGGAACCCGGACACCTGTCCGGCAAATCTGCTGCCGTGGCTGGCGTGGGCGTTTTCGGTCGACAGGTGGGATGAAAAGTGGCCGGAAGCGACAAAACGCGCCGTTATCCGCGATGCGTATTTCATCCACTGTCATAAAGGCACAATAGGTGCAATCCGGCGTGTGGTGGAGCCGCTCGGCTATCTCATCAACGTGACGGAGTGGTGGGAAAACAGTGACCCGCCCGGCACCTTCCGGCTTGATATTGGTGTACTGGAAAGCGGCATCACAGAGGCAATGTATCAGGAAATGGAACGGCTGATTGCTGATGCCAAACCTGCAAGCCGCCACCTTATTGGCCTGAACATTACCCGGGACATTCCCGGCTACCTGTTCGCCGGTGGTGTGGCTTACGACGGCGATGTAATTACGGTTTACCCCGGATAAGTGAGGAATAATGAGCACAAAATTCAGAACCGTTATCACCACTGCCGGTGCAGCAAAGCTGGCAGCGGCAACCGCACCGGGAGGGCGGAAGGTCAACATTACCACGATGGCCGTCGGGGATGGCGGTGGTAAATTGCCTGTCCCGGATGCCGGACAGACCGGGCTTATCCACGAAGTCTGGCGACATGCGCTGAACAAAATCAGCCAGGACAAACGAAACAGTAATTATATTATCGCAGAGCTGGTTATTCCGCCGGAGGTGGGCGGTTTCTGGATGCGTGAGCTTGGCCTGTACGATGATGCGGGAACGTTAATTGCTGTGGCGAACATGGCCGAAAGTTATAAGCCAGCTCTCGCCGAAGGCTCAGGGCGTTCGCAGACCTGTCGCATGGTCATCATCGTCAGCAGTGTGGCCTCAGTGGAGCTGACCATTGACACCACAACAGTGATGGCGACGCAGGATTACGTTGATGACAAAATTGCAGAGCACGAACAGTCACGACGTCACCCGGACGCCTCGCTGACCGCCAAAGGTTTTACTCAGTTAAGCAGTGCGACCAACAGCACGTCTGAAACACTGGCCGCAACGCCGAAAGCGGTAAAGGCCGCGTATGACCTTGCTAACGGGAAATATACTGCGCAGGATGCCACCACAGCGCGAAAAGGTCTTGTCCAGCTCAGTAGTGCCACCAACAGCACGTCTGAAACGCTCGCTGCAACACCAAAAGCGGTAAAAGCAGCATATGACCTGGCTAACGGGAAATATACCGCACAGGACGCCACCACCGCGCGAAAAGGCCTTGTCCAGCTAAGTAGCGTCACCAACAGCGATTCTGAAACGCTTGCGGCAACGCCAAAGGCGGTTAAGACAGCGTATGACCTTGCTAACGGGAAATACACTGCACAGGATGCCACCACAGCGCGAAAAGGGCTTGTCCAGCTCAGTAGCGCCACCAACAGTGATTCTGAAACCCTCGCGGCAACGCCAAAAGCAGTGAAGTCTGCCTATGACAATGCTGAAAAACGTCTTCAGAAAGATCAGAACGGTGCGGATATTCCGGGAAAGGATACCTTCACGAAAAATATCGGTGCCTGTCGTGCTTATAGCGGCGCTTTGAGCACTGAAGCCGGAAACTGGACAACCGCTCAGTTTATTGAATGGCTGGATTCCCGTGGTGCATTTAATCATCCGTACTGGATGTGCAAAGGCTCCTGGTCATATGCAAATAACAAAATCATTACGGATACCGGATGTGGTGATATCCACCTGGCTGGTTGTGTCGTCGAGGTCATGGGAACTAAATCTGCAATCACTATCCGAGTGACCACGCCGACAACATCAAGCGGTGGCGGTACAACCAGCGCGCAATTCACTTACATTAATCATGGGGACGGCTACTCCCCCGGCTGGCGTCGTGACTGGAATCGTCAGGGCGACGCAATGACCGGAACGATTAATCAGGATGGCGGAAGCCAGAATGCCTATATGTCTACGGCCTTATGTTCAGGCACCAGAGGCGGCAAAAAATATCTCAGAAAGTTTCGTGGTGGAGAAGGAGACACTATCTGGCATGAAACAGTACAGGGCGGGGTAGTTCGCTGGGCGACTGGTAATACTGATGCTCAGGAAGAATTATCACTCAGCTCCGCTTATGGTCTCCGTTCAAGAGGTGAGATTACATCAAGCAGTGCTAATGGTCTGCGCATTGCTTATGGCAATTATGGATTCTTTATCAGGAATGATGGCAGCAGCACTTATTTTATGTTGACTAAATCAGGTGACAGATTAGGCACTTATAATAATTTAAGACCACTGATTATAAATGATGCCACGGGTGCTGTATCAATGGGGCATGGCCTGAGTGTTACTGGTGATATTGCCTCAAGTACCAAAGTACGTGCCGGTAGCGGGAAAAAATTCACGGTCAGCAGCAGTAATACATCCACGAAGGAAGCCGCATTCAATTTGTGGGGAAACTCAAGTCGTCCGGTGGTGGCTGAATTAGGTGATGATGCAGGCTGGCATTTTTACAGTCAGAGAAATACAGATAACAGCATCACTTTTGCTGTTAACGGGCAGGTATCACCATCTAACTATAGTAATTTTGATTCACGCTATGTCCGGGATATCCGGCTTGGTGGTGCTGCCACATACAAACCTGCGAACAATGGCATGACATGGACACATCAGGCACCGTCCGGGTGTGTATATTCCGGCATTATTGTTCAGGATACCGGCTCAAACTCTGCCGATAACATTGGTGGCGTATATTACAGACCGGTGCAGAAATACATTAACGGGACATGGTATAACGTGGCACAGGTATAATTTATGCAGCATTTGATAAATATAACCGCGGGTAATCCAAAAACGGTTGAACAATATCAATTGACAAAGGACTTTGATGTTGTCTGGTTTTTTACAGAAGATGGTAAGAACTGGTACGAAGAACAAAAGTATTTTGCTGATGACACGATAAAAATAGCGTACGACAAGGATAATATTATCCGCTATGTGGAAAAAGATGTGACAGCTATCAGACCAGATGGATTAAGTGTGGTTGAAGTGGCGGATATTACTGCTAACCGACGGGCGGACATTTCAGGGAACTGGATGTTTAAGGACGGCAAAGTGATTAAACGCATTTATACGGCAGAGGAATTGCAGCAGCAGGCAGAAAACCGGAAAGCCAGACTTCTTGCAGATGCTGAATCCGTGATTTTGCCACTGGAGCGCGCTGTCAGGCTGAACATGGCAACAGATGAGGAGCGTAGCCGACTGGAAGCATGGGAACGCTACAGTGTTCTGGTCAGCCGTGTGGATCCTGCAAATCCTGAATGGCCGGAAATGCCGCAATAAGTGATATGATCTCTTGTGTTAGTTAACATAGCTATAGTACAGAGTAAGGCCTAATCTGACAGTCCGCTCTGTGCTAGGAGCGGACATTATCAACATCATGCTATGTTAATGTATAAAGTGAAGATAAATTGATATAATAAGGCCACCATGAATATTTCAGAACCTTGTCAAAAGGTTTGCACATACTCTAGTCTTGCAATGTGTAGTTGATAGTTCCACTGAGGAGGTTCTTCGACATTCTTTATAAAAATGTACATTTTCATCAATAATAAGAGGTAAAAGGGCTTTAATGGTTTTTTGTGGATGTTATTTCTACTCATAAATTTTGAGATAAGTATTGAGTTGAGATAAAATTAAACTCGTTAAATTCACCTTTAAAAGGATAAAGCATGGACTGGAAAGATCTTGCATCAACCGCTGTGTATACAGGTATGACTGATGAAAATGAAAGCATATGGGAACGTGTTGATGGGGTTGACGTTGCCTTCATAGGTGCCTTTCTTACTGCGCACTTGAGCCTTGAAAAGTATATTACTGATTATCTTGGATTAAGATATCCTTCGTTAGCTTGGGGTGATGCAAAACTCACATTTTCACAAAAAATAGCTTTAATACAACATGAGCCTGCAACCCCCCCTTATGATGAAATATATTTAAGAATAAAAGACTTTAACAGCATAAGAAATAAAATCAGTCATCAATTGAATTATCAGATTACGGATAAAGAAAAAAGTAAGTTTGTGGACTTCTACATGAAGATTACTAAAGCCAGTAAAACTAAACCAAATATTGATATTGATAACATGGCAGATTTGTTGGATTTTTTCGTATCGATGACAAAATCCTATTTTGCTAGTGCTATTTCTTGTTATCACTATAATAAAAAGGTTGCAGGTAAAAGTAATAAAATTGATTAATAAAACTGGACTTAGGGATAATTAATATATAGACGTTCTATCATTTTTAGAGTGTGCGGCAGCTCCATACATTCATGCGGATGTCAGCACCTCGCTCAAAGCAGACAGTCAGATTTGATAGCGTTTGGACTATGTAAATAGTCAGTTGGAAAATGAGTGAGTACAAATCAGGACAGGCGGGCGAATTGCCCGCCTTTTCTTTATCTGTTGTTTCATCCACTGACCAGCCAGGTCAAATAGCGTCTCATGCTCTGCCCAACAGAAAATAGTTGCACCCATTAACCACGGAGTTAAACGGATGAGTGACTATCATCACGGCGTGCAGGTGCTGGAGATTAACGACGGCACCCGCGTCATTTCCACCGTATCCACGGCCATTGTCGGCATGGTCTGCACGGCCAGCGATGCGGATGCGGAAACCTTCCCCCTCAATAAACCGGTGCTGATTACCAATGTGCAGAGCGCAATTGCAAAGGCTGGTAAAAAAGGCACGCTGGCGGCATCGTTGCAGGCCATCGCCGACCAGTCAAAACCGGTCACCGTTGTCGTGCGTGTGGAAGACGGCACCGGCGACGACGAGGAAACGAAACTCGCGCAGACCGTTTCCAATATCATCGGCACCACCGACGAAAACGGTCAGTACACCGGACTGAAAGCCCTGCTGGCGGCGGAGTCGGTAACCGGTGTTAAACCGCGTATTCTCGGCGTGCCGGGACTGGACACCAAAGAGGTGGCTGTTGCACTGGCATCAGTCTGTCAGAAGCTGCGCGCTTTCGGGTATATCAGCGCATGGGGCTGTAAAACTATTTCCGAGGTGAAAGCCTACCGCCAGAATTTCAGCCAGCGTGAGTTGATGGTCATCTGGCCGGATTTCCTCGCATGGGATACGGTCACCAGTACCACCGCCACCGCGTATGCCACCGCCCGTGCGCTGGGTCTGCGCGCTAAAATCGACCAGGAGCAGGGCTGGCATAAAACACTGTCCAACGTTGGGGTGAACGGTGTTACCGGCATCAGCGCCTCTGTATTCTGGGATTTGCAGGAGTCCGGCACCGATGCTGACCTGCTTAATGAGTCAGGCGTCACTACGCTGATTCGCCGCGACGGTTTCCGCTTCTGGGGTAACCGTACCTGCTCTGATGATCCGCTGTTCCTCTTTGAAAACTACACCCGCACCGCGCAGGTGCTGGCCGACACGATGGCTGAGGCGCACATGTGGGCGGTGGACAAGCCCATCACCGCAACGCTGATTCGCGACATCGTTGACGGCATCAATGCCAAATTCCGTGAGCTGAAAACAAACGGCTATATCGTGGATGCGACCTGCTGGTTCAGCGAAGAATCCAACGATGCGGAAACCCTCAAGGCCGGAAAACTGTATATCGACTACGACTATACACCGGTGCCTCCTCTCGAAAACCTGACCCTGCGCCAGCGTATTACCGATAAATACCTGGCAAATCTGGTCACCTCGGTTAACAGCAATTAAGGAGCCTGACCGATGGCAATGCCGCGCAAACTCAAGTTAATGAACGTCTTTCTGAACGGCTACAGCTATCAGGGCGTTGCAAAGTCCGTCACGCTGCCAAAACTGACCCGTAAGCTCGAAAACTATCGCGGTGCGGGGATGAACGGCAGCGCACCGGTAGACCTCGGCCTTGATGACGATGCGCTGTCAATGGAGTGGTCGCTCGGTGGTTTCCCGGATTCGGTTATCTGGGAGCTTTACGCAGCAACCGGTGTGGATGCCGTGCCGATTCGTTTTGCAGGCTCTTACCAGCGCGACGATACCGGCGAAACGGTGGCCGTCGAGGTAGTCATGCGTGGACGTCAGAAAGAAATCGACACCGGAGAGGGTAAACAGGGAGAAGACACCGAGTCGAAAATCTCCGTGGTCTGCACCTATTTCCGGCTGACGATGGACGGTAAGGAGCTGGTCGAAATCGACACCATCAACATGATTGAGAAGGTGAACGGCGTCGACCGGCTGGAGCAACACCGCCGCAATATCGGCCTGTGATTTTCATCCGGTCAGCCAGGCTGACCGGTTAACCCTGATTCAGAAGTGAGAAAACCATGAACAAAGAAAATGTGATTACCCTGGACAATCCGGTCAAGCGTGGTGAGCAGGTTATCGAACAGGTCACGCTGATGAAACCCAATGCCGGGACGCTGCGCGGTGTCAGTCTGGCTGCGGTCGCGAACTCCGAAGTCGATGCACTGATTAAAGTGCTGCCGCGCATGACGGCACCGATGCTGACCGAACAGGAGGTCGCCGCGCTGGAACTGCCTGACCTTGTGGCGCTGGCCGGTAAGGTGGTCGGTTTTTTGTCGCCGAACTCGGTGCAGTGACGTTTCCGAAAAATCTCTCGGTCGATGACCTGATGGCGGATGTGGCAGTGATATTTCACTGGCCGCCATCAGAACTGTATCCCATGAGCCTGACCGAACTCATCACATGGCGCGAAAAGGCGCTCCGGCGAAGCGGAAACACGAATGAGTAACAATGTAAAATTACAGGTATTGCTCAGGGCTGTTGACCAGGCATCCCGCCCGTTTAAATCCATCCGCACAGCGAGCAAATCGCTGTCGGGGGATATCCGGGAAACACAAAAATCACTGCGCGAGCTGAACGGTCACGCATCCCGTATTGAGGGATTCCGCAAGACCAGTGCACAGCTCGCCGTGACTGGTCAGGAACTGAAAAAAGCCAGACAGGAAGCCGCAGCTCTGGCTGTCCAGTTTAAAAATACTGAACGACCGACAAATGCACAGGCAAAGGCAATGGAAGCCGCGCGTAAAAATGCGTCTGAGTTACAGGTGAAATATAACAGCCTGAGATTGTCGGTACAGCGCCAGCGTCAGGAATTGAGTCAGGCGGGTATTAATACCCGTAATCTGGCGCATGATGAACGAGGACTGAAAAACCGTATCAGTGAAACCACCGCACAGCTTAACCGGCAGCGTGACGCGCTGGCGCGTGTCAGTGCACAACAGGCAAAACTTAACGCAGTAAAACAGCGTTATCAGGCCGGAAAGGAACTGGCCGGAAATATGGCCTCGGTGGGCGCTGCCGGTGTGGGGATTGCGGCGGCGGGAACGATGGCCGGAGTTAAGCTGCTGATGCCCGGTTATGAGTTTGCGCAGAAAAACTCAGAATTGCAGGCCGTGCTCGGTGTGGCAAAAGACTCCACCGAAATGGCTGCACTACGCAAGCAGGCGCGTCAGCTCGGCGACAATACCGCAGCCTCGGCAGATGATGCAGCTGGTGCGCAGATTATTATTGCGAAAGCCGGTGGGGATGTTGATGCCATTCAGGCGGCAACGCCGGTCACGCTGAATATGGCGCTGGCGAACCGTCGCACAATGGAAGAAAACGCCGCCCTGCTGATGGGGATGAAATCCGCCTTTCAGCTTTCAAACGATAAGGTCGCTCATATCGGGGATGTTCTCTCCATGACGATGAACAAAACCGCCGCTGATTTTGACGGCATGAGCGATGCGCTGACCTATACCGCACCAGTGGCAAAAAATGCCGGTGTCAGCATTGAAGAAACCGCCGCAATGGTCGGGGCGCTGCATGATGCAAAAATCACAGGCTCAATGGTGGGGACGGGAAGCCGTGCCGTGTTAAGCCGCCTGCAGGCACCGACGGGAAAAGCATGGGATGCACTCAAAGAGCTTGGTGTGAAAACCTCAGACAGCAAGGGAAACACCCGACCAGTATTTACCATTCTGAAAGAAATGCAGGCCAGTTTTGAGAAAAACCGGCTCGGTACTGCCCAGCAGGCTGAATACATGAAAACCATTTTCGGGGAGGAGGCCAGTTCAGCCGCCGCCGTGCTGATGACTGCCGCCTCAACCGGAAAGCTGGACAAACTGACCGCTGCGTTTAAAGCCTCAGACGGAAAGACCGCAGAGCTGGTAAATATCATGCAGGACAACCTCGGCGGTGAATTTAAGGAGTTTCAGTCCGCTTATGAGGCGGTGGGGACTGACCTGTTTGACCAGCAGGAAGGCGCACTGCGTAAGCTCACGCAGACGGCCACAAAGTATGTGTTAAAACTCGACGGCTGGATCCAGAAAAACAAATCACTGGCGTCAACCATCGGCCTCATTGTCGGTGGCGCGCTGGCGCTTATTGGCATCATCGGTGCCATTGGTCTGGTAGCCTGGCCGGTTATCACCGGCATCAATGCCATCATCGCGGCAGCAGGCGCAATGGGGGCAATCTTCACGACGGTTGGCAGTGCTGTTATGACCGCCATCGGGGCGATTAGCTGGCCGGTTGTGGCCGTGGTGGCCGCAATTGTCGCCGGGGCGTTGCTTATCCGTAAATACTGGGAGCCTGTCAGCGCATTCTTTGGCGGTGTGGTTGAAGGGCTGAAAGTGGCATTTGCGCCGGTGGGGGAACTGTTCACGCCACTTAAGCCGGTGTTTGACTGGCTGGGTGAAAAGTTACAGGCCGCGTGGCAGTGGTTTAAAAACCTGATTGCCCCGGTCAAAGCCACTCAGGACACCCTGAACAGTTGCCGTGACACGGGGGTCATGTTCGGGCAGGCACTGGCTGACGCGCTGATGCTGCCGCTTAATGTGTTCAACAAACTGCGCAGCGGTATTGACTGGGTACTGGAAAAACTCGGCGTCATCAACAAAGAGTCTGACGCACTTGACCAGACTGCCGCCAGAACTCATGCCGCCACGTATGGCACAGGTGATTATATTCCGGCGACCGGCTCTTATGCGGGGTATCAGGCTTACCAGCCGGTCACGGCACCGGCTGGCCGCTCTTATGTGGACCAGAGTAAAAACGAATATCACATCAATCTGACGGGCGGTACTGCGCCGGGGACACAGCTCGACCGCCATTTACAGGATGCGCTCGAAAAATACGAGCGGGATAAACGTGCGCGCGCCCGTGCCAGCATGATGCATGACGGTTAAGGAGGTGACGAAAAATGATGCTCGCGTTAGGTATGTTTGTTTTTATGCGCCAGACGCTGCCACACCAGACCATGCAGCGTGAATCAGATTATCGCTGGCCGTCAAATTCCCGTATCGGTAAACGGGACGCCTACCAGTTTCTCGGTGTGGGTGAGGAAAACATCACGCTTGCCGGTGTGCTTTATCCAGAACTGACCGGCGGCAAGCTGACGATGACCACGCTCAGGCTGATGGCAGAGGAAGGCCGGGCGTGGCCGTTGCTGGATGGCACCGGCATGATTTACGGCATGTATGTCATCAGCAGGGTGAGTGAAACAGGGAGTATTTTCTTTGCAGACGGCACACCCCGGAAAATTGATTTTACGTTGTCGCTCACCCGCGTTGATGAATCACTGGCCGCGCTTTATGGCGATATCGGTAAACAGGCGGAATCGCTCATCGGTAAGGCTGGCAGTATGGCGACTAAATTCACGGGTATGACGGGGGCGGGATAATGCTGGACGCGCTGACATTTGATGCAGGCAGTACGCTGACGCCGGATTACATGCTGATGCTCGACAGCAGGGATATTACCGGCAATATCAGCGACCGTCTGATGAGCATGACCCTGACGGATAACCGGGGCTTTGAGGCTGACCAGCTTGATATTGAACTGAACGATGCCGACGGGCAGGTCGGGCTGCCGGTTCGTGGCGCTGTCCTGACGGTGTATATCGGCTGGAAAGGTTTTGCCCTGGTATGCAAAGGGAAATTTACCGTTGATGAGGTTGAACACCGGGGCGCACCGGATGTGGTCACCATCCGCGCCCGGAGTGCAGATTTCCGCGGGACGCTCAATTCCCGCCGTGAAGGCTCCTGGCATGACACCACGCTCGGTGCGATTGTTGAGGCGATAGCCTCCCGTAACAGACTGGAAGCCAGTGTCGCTCCGTCACTGGCCGGAATTAAAATCCCGCACATCGACCAGTCGCAGGAGTCTGATGCGAAATTCCTGACCCGTCTTGCAGAACGCAACGGCGGTGAGGTGTCGGTAAAAATGGGAAAACTGCTGTTTCTCAAAGCGGGGCAGGGGGTGACTGCCAGCGGTAAAAAAATCCCGCAGATTACCATCACCCGCAGCGACGGTGACCGTCATCATTTTGCGATTGCTGACCGTGGCGCCTATACCGGCGTAACGGCAAAGTGGTTACACACCAAAGACCCGAAGCCACAAAAGCAGAAGGTAAAACTGAAACGCAAAAAGAAAGAGAAACACCTGCGCGCACTGGAGCACCCGAAAGCGAAACCAGTCACGCAGAAGAAAGCGCCAAAAGTACCGGAAGCACGCGAAGGTGAATACATGGCTGGTGAGGCTGACAACGTTTTTGCCCTGACCACGGTATATGCCACGAAAGCGCAGGCCATGCGCGCCGCTCAGGCGAAGTGGGATAAGCTGCAACGGGGCGTTGCGGAGTTCTCCATCAGTCTGGCTACTGGTCGGGCAGATATTTACACGGAAACGCCGGTCAAAGTGTCAGGCTTTAAGCGCGTCATAGACGAGCAGGACTGGACAATCACTAAGGTGACACATTTTCTGAATAATAGCGGCTTCACGACGTCCTTAGAGCTTGAGGTCAGGCTTTCTGATGTGGAGTACGAAACAGAAGATGATGAGTGATGTCTTTATTTTATCTGTTTGTTTTATAAGGATAAATTAACTAAAATGGCACCATCAACAAAACCGGAAGAGGTGCTCGCGATGTTTCATTGTCCTTTATGCCAGCATGCCGCACATGCGCGTACAAGCCGCTATATCACTGACACGACAAAAGAGCGTTATCACCAGTGTCAGAACGTGAATTGCAGCGCCACGTTCATCACTTATGAGTCGTTACAGCGATACATCGTGAAGCCGGGAGAAGTCCACGCCGTAAGACCGCACCCGTTGCCGTCAGGGCAGCAAATTATGTGGATGTAATTACAAACAGGAAGCCCCTCAGTCGAGGGGCTTTTTTGTCGATGTGGTCAATGTGTGGACGTGACCAGAAATAAATCCTTTTATTTCATTGTATTACGCGTAAAAAATAAGCCCGTGTAAGGGAGATTACACAGGCTAAGGAGGTGGTTCCTGGTACAGCTAGCATTTTATGGGTTATGTTTTTCAGCGAAACAGATGATAACCTTAATAAATGCAGCTGTATGTGATCGGTTTCTAAGAATTTTCCATCCGGGAAAAATAATCGAAATTAATCACTTACCGTGGGGGTTACGCGTGGTTTCCCCGGAGAAATTACGCATCAGCAGCGCGTAATTTAGCTCAAGATCCTGCGGCACCGGGATCCACACAGTATAACCATCGCCCGGTGCGACCGGCATTGCTTCGCCTTTGGCGTTTTCCATGTGCTCAAGGGTAAAGTTAATGTTCCCTTGCGGCGTCATCAGCTCAAGGCTGTCGCCAACGGAGAATTTATTTTTCACCGCTACCGCCGCGAGGTCGCCCTTGCGCTCACTGGTAAACTCACCAACAAACTGCTGGCGGTCAGAAACTGAATAACCGTATTCGTAGTTCTGATAATCGTCGTGAGTATGACGACGCAGGAAACCTTCGGTATAGCCACGATGCGCCAGACCTTCCAGGGTTTCCAGCAGGCTGGTATCGAATGGTTTTCCCGCAGCTGCGTCATCGATAGCTTTACGGTAAACCTGCGCGGTGCGTGCGCAATAGTAGAAAGATTTGGTACGGCCTTCGATTTTCAGCGAATGCACGCCCATTTTGGTCAGGCGTTCAACATGGGCGATGGCGCGCAGATCTTTCGAGTTCATGATGTAAGTGCCGTGCTCATCTTCAAACGCGGTCATATACTCGCCCGGACGCTGGGCTTCTTCGATCATAAACACTTTGTCGGTTGGTGCGCCGATCCCCAGCGTCGGTTCAACGTTTTGCACCGGAATCGGTTCGTACTTGTGTACGATGTTGCCGACGTCATCTTCTTTCCCTTCCTGGACGTTATACTCCCAGCGGCAGGCGTTGGTGCAGGTGCCCTGGTTCGGGTCGCGCTTGTTGATATAGCCAGAGAGCAGGCAGCGACCGGAGTAGGCCATGCACAGCGCGCCGTGAACGAAGATTTCGATCTCCATATCTGGCACCTGATTGCGGATCTCTTCAATCTCTTCCAGTGACAGTTCGCGAGAGAGGATCACGCGGGTCAGACCCATTTGCTGCCAGAATTTCACCGTCGCCCAGTTCACGGCGTTAGCCTGTACTGAGAGATGGATCGGCATTTCAGGGAAGTGCTCGCGCACCAGCATAATCAGCCCTGGATCAGACATAATCAGCGCATCCGGCCCCATTTCCACCACCGGTTTCAGGTCACGGATAAAGGTTTTCAGCTTGGCGTTGTGCGGTGCAATGTTGACCACGACATAAAACTTTTTCCCCAGCGCGTGGGCTTCATTGATGCCGAGCTGAAGATTTTCGTGGTTAAATTCGTTGTTGCGCACACGCAGGGAGTAACGCGGCTGGCCCGCATAAACAGCATCTGCGCCATAAGCGAAAGCGTAACGCATATTTTTCAGCGTTCCCGCCGGGGAAAGGAGTTCCGGTTTAAACAT